CTTTTATCCTGGCAGTTGCATTCCTTTGGCAGGGCCAGGTGCGCGGATGGGGTTGCAAAATACAAGGTTGATGGCACTAGGGCTAGTGGTGATATGAACACTAGCAGCGGAAATTGTCTGATCATGTGTGCCCTTGTTTTTGCATTTGTTGATCACAGGTTTGAGTTCAAGCTGGCTAATAATGGGGACGATTGCGTCCTCATCTTTGATAAGGAGAATTTGCGTTTCATTGATGGGTTGGTTAACTGGTTTGGTGATATGGGGTTCACTATGAAAATGGAAGCCCCAGTTTACGAATTTGAGCGGATTGAATTCTGCCAATGTCAGCCAGTTTATTGTTATGATGAATACAGAATGATCAGGAAACCCAGCACTACCTTATCTAAAGACTTGACTGCGAATTATAGATTGGATTTCCCCTCATATCGAGAAGCTTGGTATGATGCTGTGCGATGCGGTGGTTTGTCACTTAATGACGGCTGCCCTATATTTTCAGTTTTTTACAACTGTTTCCCTGCGTCTAGACAACGTAGGAAGATCCAACTTGACCATTTTGAAAGTAGTGGTCTCCAGCGAATGTCAGAAGGTATTAAATACAAGTCTAAACCGATTAGTAACCGGTCTAGATATTCCTTCTGGTTAGCTTTTGGTATTCCTCCAGATAGCCAAATAGCATTTGAAAACAAGCTGGTTGGATTTAAGCTTAATGACTGCGCTTTAGAGGGGCCCGGTCAATGGGTGGAAACAGCGGCATATGCAGGGCCCCATTTAAGTTATCAAACGAGAATCAAAAGCTTAAATGGACCCCGACAGTGACGTTGAAGTCAAGCGTGCCGTGAGAGTAAAGGACCAAGGTAAAGTGACAGGTGGTAAACAAAGAGATACTAATCAGGCTGGGCATGGGTATCGTGCTATCAATGCAGGAACAGAACAGCCCGGGAAGCTTCAGAATTATTCTTTCTACTCTGCCGAACAAATCGAGGTCAACATTACTATCAACACCTAGTGCTTTCTTAGTGTTAGTTTTATTGTGTTTTACATTAGTTTGTTTAAGATTATTAGAGTCTCCATCTCCTTCTAAGCCTCAAATTGAGTACTGTACCCCACAATACAAAGTGGTGCACGTGTACACAAAATGAGCACTACAGCTGGCAGTGTCGCACCATACTTTGTGACATTACCCGCTTCAAGCGTTGGCGGTTCCCTAACCCCCTTTCACGGGGCTGCCCCTTCACCGTATCCAGCTCGAGCTGAGTGGGGTCTACCCCCTACTCACCCTCTAGCCCTGATACCTGCAGGAATCGACGCTTTTAATTACAGCAAAGATCTGGTTAGAGCAGCAAATAGGAAGGTTCGCAACGCCTTCAGCAAAACCAGAAATTCCAAACAGAACCCCACCACTTCCAACAATATGGGTCGGAAAGGACAGGGTGGGCGTGGAGGTACCATGAAAACAAGTAAGTCCACAAGCGTAGCTAGTGTTTCTCAGAATGTCCGTCTGACAAACCCTGGTCCTAGGACTAACTCAGCAAATGGTATCACCAGAATTCAGCACAAGGAATTTGTTGTATCTCTTTCTTCTTCTATCGTCCCCAATTCGTACGCCGTCCAGGGTTTGGCCATCAACCCTGGGTTGTATAGCGTATTTCCCTGGTTGGCCAATACAGCCACCAGTTATGATGAATATAAGTTTCTTAGTTTGTGGTTCGAAGTCATTCCTGTTCAGCCTACTACTTCTACGGGGAAGTATGGGTTGGCGTTAGACAGGAATTCTCAGGACCCCTTGCCTTCCACTAGGCAAGAGTTTTATAGTACCATCAAATCTACTGAAGGATCAGTTTGGGAGAGGCTTAAATTACCCTGCCCTACTTACGGTAAATTTCGTTTTGTCGATACTGGTGGGACCGTTGATACTAAATTGGTGGATCTTGGACAAATCGAATTCTTCAGTGACCAGCTTGTTGCTTCCAACACTCCTTTAGGGGAGTTGATAGTACATTATGATGTACTTCTCAGGGGACCTCAAACTCCTGTGTTTGGGACACTTGAAGCTACCGAGGTAGCAGGAGTGGTGACAACTGTGGGACCTCCCATAGCCAATGTCACCTATAGCTCTGGACTGGTTGCCACAGTGACATTTCTCACTACTGGCACATTTGTTGTTAACTTTATTTACGTCAATAGCTCGTTTAGCGGTACGTTGGTCCTTTCAGGGTCCGCTACTATTGACCCTTCTAACAATTTTGAGGCCACAACTGGAGCAGCGGCCCTGGGAATTGCTGTTGTGCAAGCAACAGCAGGACAGACCTTGACCGCTGGTGGCACCACTGGTATTTCAACCAGTGGGGGAAATCGCGTGATAGTCTCACGCGTTACTAACAGAATCTTCTAACTTTTCAGCAGCACGACCTGGAAGTGCGCCTTGTGATTGGGATCACAAGTTACAGGTGGAGACCATGGGACTACCCATGGGGGCTCTCGCGACCTGCCGTATTCAGTCGGTG